TGGACTGATTGGCCTATAGAGTTTTGGAACTCACGGGCGCATAAGACTCTGGTTGTCTTTTTGACACCAAGAACCAATAAAGCCCTCGCAACACCCCAAGACTTAGCCCCACCACGACCCCCATAAAGAACCTTGTAACGCATAGGCTCAAAGAGGAATTGCAGCTTGATAGGGAAGTCAACCGCAGATATTGCCTCCCGCAGTTCTTGGGTGATTTCACTCACTTGGCTTTACAAACCTGACTTCTAATGAAGTAACGATATTGTTGCCCTCTGCATCTTCAAGAGTATTAGCCTGGACTGCCTTGCCGTCTAAACGATCAGCTACTTCTTTGACAGCCCATGCTTCCCCTGCTTCTGCTTGATCTAATACCTTGTCAACAATCCTGCCAATCTTCTGTGGATTCTGAGCTAAAGCCCTTCTCATAGCATCTAAAAAAGGCTTATTCTTTGTTGCGTTCTTGTTACCAATAGGCGCACCGACAGGATTATTTGATTTTTCTTCCATTTCTTTGAATTATAAATACTTTTTGTTGTATTTACGCAACACTTTGATCTTGTGTAGGTTCATCAGACTGTTGTTTTTCTGCAACATCAGCTAATTGTGGCTCTGCAATAGATTTAACACCAGCGATTAGATGAGCAGAGTGCATATAGGGTAATTTACCTAGCTCATTTAATAGCTCATTGATCTGTGCTACTGTAAATGCGATGACTTTTTGTTCGATGCTCATTTCTTCTTTCCTTTTGCTTTGGTTGCTTCACGTTTCTCAGCGTAGGCGATTGCCACAGCTTGCTTTACTGGTTTACCAGCTTTTACTTCAGTCTTGATATTTTCTTTAAAAGCCTTTGGGCTTGCAGATTTCTTTAATGGCACAGTCTTTTCCTTTCGGGTGGTTGCTTTCTTTACTACGGGTTTTCTTGGCTTATCTTCAGCCAATAATTCTGTAATACGCTTTTCTCTTGCCTGACGTGGCTCAAAGTCTTCAGTAACAATAGGAAAATGCCATTGATTAGATGGTTTTGGCTTTGGGCCAATTACTTTGATTATCCAAGATTTGATGCGGTGAATCATATATCCCCCTTATTGATTAACAATTCCAGTTTTTTAAACTAGCTTTAGCCCGTTCTGCTGGGCCTTTTGCTTTCTTTACTACGCCTTCCATTCTTGCACAAAATGATGCTTTACGACCCTTATCCTTCTCAGTCTTTGGGTTTGGTGCAGGAGCTTTGAGATTGCTACCATTCTTGGCATTGTATTCAGCACGACCTTTAGCGGTCATTCCTGCGCCTTTGTCGGTAGGGTTGTAGGTTTTGCCCTTGCCGGTAGTTTTATGGGCAATAGGCTTATCGTGTTTAGTAGCCATTATTTTTTCTTTGCAGTCTTGGCAGAGTCAATAAATGCTTGCTTGGTAGGTGCGCCCTTTGTGCCAGGCTTACGCATTTTCTCTACGGGTTTACCCTCAGCTTTTTCTTCCTTTATACGATTTCTCTTTGCTGCGATATTTGCATAAAGACCAGGTTTAGTTGCCATATTTACCCTTCTGTCCAGCAGATGTCCTGCCAGCTCATTAAAAGACACTTTTCGCCATTATGGTTAATCGGTGTGAACTTAAGATACTCCTCTTTGGGATTGTCGTTCATAGTGCCAAAACGTACTCGTTGCCCTACGGCAATCGGCATAGCTTCACGTCTTTCGGATGACAATTTCTTGCCAGGCCCTACAGCAACAACAGTTCCCATGTTCTCAGCTTCTTTATTATTAACAATTAATACAGAGCTTAAAACACGAACATCTGGTCGGACAATGATCTTATCCGCCAGAGGTCTAAATGATACAATTTCATCAGCCATTTCAATATTACCCTATTGCTTTGGTTATAAACCCTGTAGCCCTTTACCGAGAGCTATGGGGTTTAGCTTATTTGCAATCGTCTTGGTCGTGACCGACACGCTTATGGCTGTAGCACTCACGCTCACCCATATTGCCGTCATTCAATTCACCAAGCTTGCCTTCAAAGTTGCCAGCGTGGCTCATTGGGCGTGAACCCATTGCATCCATTTTGCCCATGCCAACTCCGCCAACTAGCTTGACTTTGCGCTCTCCGCTCATGTCAGCTTTAGCTGCGCCAGCAGGTGCTTTTGCGCCAGTTGTTGAAGGTACGCCCTTCATGCTATCCATTTTGCCCATGATTTATCCTTTAAGATGGGGTTGATACACTACGAATAATAATACTATTTTACGATTTTTCAAGCAATTTTACTAGATTTATCGCACCTTCAATATCGTGGATTCGAGCTACTGTTGACCCACGCCAATTCAACATAAATGCCTGTTGCGCTGCTGTGAACTTTGCCTTGTCATCTGACTTTATTTCAACAAGTGCGGTCTTTTGGTTTTTACCCACCACAAGATCAGGGAATCCGCCAGCAACCCTTGACGTATCAAATACAGAACAGCCAAGCTCTCGTAGCGTCTTAACAATAAGCGAATGATTTGAATCAACCCTTTTAGCATAAGTCATTGAATTGTAATAAATTAGAGGTTAGTATCTAAACACTTTACACCAATAGGGCGAAAAATGTCAGGTTATTATCTTACGGATGAACAATGGATAGCAGAGTGGAAAGCAATCGGAAGCCCCGCAAGATTTGCAAAGAAACATAAATTAAACATCCGGGCAGTATATAACCGCAGAAGATCATTAGAAAGTCGTTTAGGCATTGAATTGCCTACTTTCAATGATGCAAGGTTGCCAATTAGCAAAGTAATGCAAGCAGAAGGTCATACCCGCAGAGGTTTTGATTTAGAACAAGGTAGAGTCATTGTTTTTAGCGATGCACACTTTTGGCCCGATATTACGACTACCGCTTTTAAAGCTCTTATAGAATCAATTAAAGAGTTCAAGCCTACAGCCATTATTTGTAATGGTGATGCTTTTGATGGGGCAGGAATCTCTCGCCATCCTCGAATGGACTTTGACAAGTTGCCATCAGTCAAAGAAGAACTTGAGGCTTGTCAACATTATTTAGGTGAAATTGAAAAGGTAGGTAAAGGTGCAAAATTATTCTGGCCGCTCGGGAATCACGATATGCGTTTTACTAGCAATGTGGTTAACTTTCTTCCTGCTTTTGAAGGCGTGCCTGGGACTTCTCTAAAAGAGTATTTCCCTATGTGGCAACCTTGTTGGTCTGTTTGGATCAATGAGGACACTTGTATTAAGCATCGGTGGAAAGGTGGTTGGACAGGTGGTAGGAACAATGCTGTCAATTCAGGCGTAAACATGATTACAGGGCATACCCACGTTTTATCTAGCATCCCTTTCAACGATTATAACGGCACTCGCTATGGCGTTCAAACAGGCACTCTAAGCGATCCTAATGGCCCACAGTTTAATTACACAGAAGATACGCCTAAAGATTGGAATAGTGGCTTTGTAATGTTGACCTTTGAGCGTAGCAAATTATTACAGCCTGAAATGGTACGAGTGTGGGGCGAGGATGAAGTTGAGTTTAGAGGCAAGATCCACTCAGTATGAAACTGACACCTGCAATCCTACGCAATCTTTATAGTGCAATGGTTTGTTGCGAACCATATTGCAAATGGGATATGCCTTTACCAGAGCAAGTAAAATTTATTGTTGATGCAGACCCTGAAGCTATGGGTACATATTTGCACGATGATGGAGATTGGGAACACATAGTTACAGTATCGGAAGCTCGTTGTGGGCATATTTATACAGTTATGACAACGCTATGCCATGAGATGATTCACATGAGCCGTGCCAACACAGTCACCCATGCGTGGACAAAGCACGATGCCACATTTAAACGTAGAGCAAAGCGAGTAGCTACAGAGCTGGGTTTTGACCCACTAGAGCTATAACTTCTTCAAGGAGTTCTTCTTCCGTTGTGCCGTAGTGTTCTTCAAACCATTTACGCCCGCTGTGAATACTGGTATTTGATCCTCGATGGTGAAGGGGACAGAGCGGAATAATAGGCGAGCGGCTTCTAATGCCACCTCGTCTAATGTGATGCAATTCGCATCCAACGTCTTGCGTTTCGTATCCCAACCTTTTGCATAAGATGCAGCCAAGTCGTGCCACTTTTGCATAGTATTGCTTTTCTGCTTTAGTGGACACTTTTCGTGCTAGTCCAATCTTCTAACTCTTGCGCTGATTCTGTTATAGAACAAGCAATTAAATAGGCTTGTGAATATTTACCTTTAAGTACCGCTTCGTGATAGTGTCTGATGAATGAGTTAAGTTTAAGAATAATGTCTGCATAATCGTTCATCTCGTTAATCTTTCTATTGATCGGTTGCTGGCTTGTTCTGTGCGCCAGATTTCTACTCTAAGTTTTGCTGCTTCAAGTTTCCATTTTAACGCTTCTGCGTTTTCTGTCGCCACTCCAATGGCTTTACATAAATCCTGATAAGCCTCTGAGCGATACGCTTCTCTTTCTTGCGCCCCAAGACTTTGCTCCGATGATTCAGACATTTTAATAGCTTTGAGGCTTGATTTAAATGCCTCAAGCTCCGCAAGTTCACCCTTCGCTTTCGCATACGCAGGCGCAGTTTTAAAAATGAAGTCAATCGCATCGTTTGGATCATAATCTTTCATTTATTCTTTCCCCTATCCATCGCATTACTGGCACAGCCATAGAATTTCCAAGAGCTTTATATCTTACACCGCTTGGACAGTTTTCTTTAATATTTGTGTAGTTGTCAGGAAAGCCTTGTAGTCTTTCACATTCCACTTCTGTAAGCCTACGAACTGCCATGTTTTGTATAGCTACTGCTTCCACAGGTGTTCCGTTACTACGCCATCCGCTACCTGGATTAGCTCTTAATGTTCCGCTAATATCAGATGAGCCAATAGCTAATGGAACATTGTTGCCACCAGTTCCCCATCTAGCAGTAACAGTAGGGCTTATTTCAATTTCTTTGATTCTGCTATCTGTGCCATGATTTTCATAAGCAACTGCATGGCGGCTGACTGTATCTAGCGTATTCATTGGGTCACCAGGTTTTCCAATGCCTAAACCATTTCCCTTTCCATCGTTGTTTCTGTTTGCTCCACCACCTTTATATTGAGTTGCTTGAGCATGAATTGGAATGGGTTGCATTACAAATAATGGCGCACCAGAATTTATATGTTGATTTTCTAAACCAAGTTTTTCTCCAAATGAAGCATTTAATGTACTTGCCTTATCTGCAGGCCATTGAACAACTACAGCGTTTCCTTCACTTCTTGCTGGATTGTAGCTACTGTGGCTTGAAGGGCTTTTTGTAATGCAGTTGGCAATATCTTTTTTCTCGCTTCTGCCCTTCTTAATATCCCTTCGCAGGCTTTCGGACTCAAATAATACTTCTGCGGCAGATTGCCAATCTCCAAGACATCCGACAACAAACACTCTACGCCTTCGCTGTGCGACTCCGAAGTATTGAGCATCAAGCACCCGATAGGCCCACCCATACCCGAGTTCGCCCAACGCCCCGAGAAATGAACCAAAATCCCTTCCTTCGCCTGAACTGAGGACACCTGGCACGTTTTCCCAAATGCACCACTTGGGTCTAAACTTGTCAAGAATTCCAACATAGGTAAGGGCAAGATTTCCTCTTGGGTCTTCAAGTCCTTTTCTAAGGCCTGCAACGCTGAATGATTGGCAGGGAGTTCCTCCGACCAAAAGTCCAACTGTGTCATTTATATTCCATTCTTTATATTTAGTCATATCACCAAAATTAGTGACTTGTGGATAGTGATGTGCAAGCACTTGGCTAGGAAATTTCTCAATTTCACTAAAACCTACAGGCTTCCAACCCATGTGATGCCAAGCAACTGTGGCAGCTTCAATGCCAGAACAAACGGATAAATAATTCATCTAAGAGCCAACCATAGACCAATTTGACTAAACGCATAGCCTAACCAAATAATTGCATTAGGAAATGCACCTTTGCGTAATTGCAAAACACCGACCATTAGATAACCCATGCCGGTAGCAGCAATAATTGTTTTTTCAAGCATCTTTCCCCCTAGAAAGTGTATTTGTATAAGTCTAAATCTTTTTCAAACAACTTGGCAACTTTATTTTTTTCCTTGTCTGTGTATAAGTTTTTATACAATTCGTGATCTGATTTGTTATTAACATCCAAAGTAACACCGAAATCTACAATGTCTTGAATGGGCTTAAAATCGTTATCTAAGCTCTCTGTTCGCAAAAGATGAGTTACCCCATCAGGTATCCATTCAAATTGATTGGTGGTGGTTTTAAACCAATGCAAAGTATCGTAGCTTTCTAACCGATCTACCCATGTGGCAAAGTCAGGAAACTCCTCTAAACCATTAGCTTGCCTAAATTTTATGCACCATTCTGTTTGACCATCTCTAGCAAAAGTATAAAAGCTCACCAATCTATCGTAAGGGTTTCTGACTACCGCAAAGGTTGTAATGCAAGGCATTACTTTAGCAATCATTGGCAGACTTTCGTGATGGCCCATAAAAATAGGGTCGGCATCAAAAAATGATTTGTATTTGGTAAACCATTTAATGATGGATGTGCCAGCATTTTTAGGAATATGCACAAAAGTTAAATTGTGCTTAGGTAAAAACATTGC